CATAATGAGTCTTGTTACTAAGGGTATAACTACAACCCCTACTCCTGCTGCTGAAGACGCATCTTATAGAGCTCGCGTGTCTCAGATTACTACACTAGGTGATCTTAAATCTATTAACAGATACCGCACAGATCTTTGGTTACAAAACTCTACAGGTACGGGTACAGTAGCTTGGCAAAGTAATAATACGTTTGAGCTTACTGTTTCTGCAAATGCTGATACAGCAATACTTCAATCTAAGGTATCTTATCCCTATTTTGCAGGTAAGTCTCAACTGGTAGAATGTACATTCTCTAACTTTGGTGTAATACCTAACGTAACTAAACGAGTTGGTTACTATGACTATTTTCCAGGTGGTGGTAAAGCGGACGGCTTTTTGTTAGAGTCTGGACCAGATGATACAGTTACTTTTAGATTTATTAATGGTTTAGGAGGTGTTAGTTATGCATACCCTGTTGCTGATTGGACCAATAAAGATTTTATTACCTATGACTGGAATCAATTTACAGTAGTAATGTTTGACTTTTTATGGTTAGGCGGTTTACGTTTACGTTTATTTGTATCAGGACCTAATGGATTTACATTAGCTCATGAGGTAGATTATGCAGGGCAATTTGGAGAAACTGAGACGTTCATGGGATATCCCTCACATCCGGTTACATATGAAATAGTTGCTACAGCAGCACCGGGAGGTACCTATAACTTTAATCCTATCTGTGCACAAGTTGCGTCAGAAGGAGCCATAGATAACATGGGTATTTTAAGAGCTTGTGGCAATGGTGTTACAGCTTTAACTTTAACTAGTGCAGCAAACACTTACCCTATACTAGCAATCCGTAAAGGATTTGCCAACTCTCCCATTAAATTAGTGAGCTTTGAGCTATCAGTAGCTACAAATAATGATAGATTGTATTGGGAAGTTCAGATTAATCCTACTCTTAGTGCAGCTATTAGCTATGCTCAAATTGATGCTCAATCTACTACTCTGTTTGGAGTAGGCAATGGTACTATAACAGTTACTAGTCCTGGGCGTGTAATAGCGTCTGGATATTTATCTACAGGTCAATCAATTAGAGCTGTAGATTTTGAAGATAATTTCTTAGCTACTATAGGAGGAACTAGTCCAGGTGCTACATTTGTATCGGATAGTTATGTCCTTGTAGTTAGACCAATAACAACACCAGTAAACGTACTTGCTACAATGCAAGTTAAAGAATTATAATAAAATGGGATCAGCAGAAGCATGGATGTTTAGCACCAAAGATGTAATCTGGATAGTGATGACAATAGGCTCAGGATTATCAGCGTATTTTGCACTGAAACAAGAGCTAGGAAAGTTAAGAGGGAAGGTAGATAAGCTTACCGGCGACATGGATTCCTTAGAAAACGATCTTATGGCTAAAGAAACAAGTATATATAATCGTATGGAAGCACTTAAAGAAGATCAGAAAGCTGCTCATGAAAAGCTAGATCTAAAAATGGATAATCTTACTACACATATGACACAGCTTAGTACTAATATTGCTGAGCTTACAGGATATATTAAAGCAAAGAGAGAAGAAGACGGTAAAAGGTCTTAGTTCTATAGTGGTTAATATGATTTAGGTTAAGGTACCTGGGCAAACGTGTCCGGGTATTTTTTTGTTTAAATGTTGTAAGTTTAAACTTTTTATCTATATTTGTCTAAACCTAAATAAGTTAGACATGGAAAACCAACAAATTTCAGCAGAAGAAATGGCTGCTAAAAAACAAGAATTGATTGTATCATTTGCTGAACAATCTGAAATGTTAGAAGTACAATTAAAGTACGAAACATTAATTGCTGATATCGAAGAACAACGCCTACGTGCTTTAGTAGCACAGATGCGCGCTGCTCAGATATTAGCTCCTGCTCCTGAGCCAAAAGAAGAAGGTCCTAAAGAACCTACTGCTCCAAGAACCCTTAAGAAAGACAAGTAATGGCTGTAGTAAATCAGGTACGAAAAACAGTTAGAATGGACTTGTGGAGTATTGTCAAGTTCCAACTAGCTGTGCATTGCCATTTAAAGGCGTTAAATGTATCTGATCAGGACTTAAGCTGTCTTACTTTCTTAGCTCTATCGGGAGAGAAAGAACTTACGGAATTCTGTGAGGCTGCTACTAAGAATAAAATCTTTGGTAGCAGCCAATCAGTTCGTAACGCGATTACCAAAGCTGAAAAGAAAAGCTTAGTAGTTAAGAATGGAAAAAGCAAGAAGAAGATATCTTTAAGCGATGACCTAAAGATACAAATTACAGGTAATATTTTGTTGGACTATAAATTCGTACACGTTGAACCCAAAGAAGTCCAACAACCTGCATAAAGATTTAGCTGAAGAGCTAGGTCTATCGGAAGCACTAGTTTCTGATATTGTTTCCTATTACTGGAGTAATGTTAGAAAATATTTAGAATCAATGGATGAACCCGTTATAGACGTGGAGAACCTAGGAGTATTCTATACAAAAAGCAAATGTCTTCAGAAAGAAATAGAAAAGAATGAAGACTACGTTAGAATTATCAATCCTGCCAACTTAAAAAAATTTCAGTTTTATAATACAGCTCAACAACGTTTAAAGCGATTCTACTCCTTAAAGCAAAAGCTTGAGGATCAGTTAAGTTTAAAGCACCAATTTAAAGCAACTAAAAATGAAAATCTTAGAAAAGATCAAGATGGTTTGGAGCACTAAATGGCTCATTATCGAAGGAGTTTTTAACTACTATTTTACCCGCAAAAAAATAGAGAAGATTGCATATTGGCGTAATGAGATATGTAATAGCTGTCCGTTAATAGATTTAGTAGGTGATAAATGTCTAGTACCTGGTACTCAGCCTTGCTGTAGCGATTGCGGTTGTTCCCTTAAATACAAAATTCGTAGCATGTCTTCGGAATGTCCTAAGGGTCAATGGTTTGCTGTAATGACTGAGGAAGAGGAAGATGTATTAAATGCTAAACTAGGAAACAATGGCGATAGTATTTAAACCTGAGACACATAGTTACATAAGTATAGATCCTAATGAGAATATCACATGGACTAGTGTAACAGGTGTTATATCTAAGCTTAAGAAAGCTTTCGATGCCGATGCTATAGCGCTTGCTTCATCTAAGAAAAAGAAAAGCAAATGGTTTGGTATGTCTCCTGAGGATATCAAAGAAGCTTGGAAAAATGAATCACAGAAAGCAGTTAATCTAGGTACATGGTACCACAATCAAAGAGAGGCTGCTTATACATCTTGTGATACCATAGAGCAAGACGGAACCGTTATTCCTATTTTTAAACCTATTGAATCAGAAGGAATTAAGAAAGCCCCAGAACAAAAACTTGTAGATGGGATATATCCTGAACATATGGTATATCTTAAAAGCGCAGGATTATGTGGGCAGGCAGATAGAGTAGAAGTAATAAAAGGTATAGTAAATATTTATGATTACAAGACTAATAAAGAAATTAAAACTGCGGGTTTTACTAACTGGGAAGGAATCACTGATCGGATGCTTGATCCAGTTAGTCACTTGGACGATTGTAATCTTAACCATTATGCGTTACAGTTAAGCTTTTATATGTACATGATTCTTAAACATAATCCTCGCCTGCGCGCGGGAAAGATGATTATAGAACATATAGTATTTAAAGAGGCCGGACGAGATGCATATGACAACAGAGTTGTACTTTACGATGAAATGGGAGAGCCTGTAGTAGACAAAATTGTACAATATGATGTACCTTATTTAAAAGAAGAAGTCATTAATGTAATCAACATGCTAAAAGAAAATGCCTAAGCTTAACGAAAACATACCATTATTTAAGTGTTTAGTAAAAGCATCCTACTTTACTAAAAAACCAGAAGATGCTACTGTATATCATAACGCATATGCTTTTGGTATTCAATCCGTTAATGCTAAAATACTTACCTTTCATATAATGACTGATTATGGTATGGTAAGATCTCGCGTACCTATATCAGAAATATATTTAAAGGAGCCTACTAGTGACATAGATTTTCACATGAAGCAGTTGTGGGATTGCTTCTCTGAGAACGTAAGTGTCACTAGTTATGAGCATCTTAAAGAAAAGAAATGCCAAGTTATACTTAAAGATAAGAGTTTTATTTGGGCAACTTATATGTTTACCGTTGACTGGTATAATAACCCTTATTCGGATGAACCGTCCGATTACAAATGCGGACATATCTTAGTAGCCGATGATGGCTATTTATTATGTCAGCCAAATAATAGAATATTTTGGAGAGATAGCAACTGGGTAACTAAACCATTTCCTGTAGATCCAAAAGAAATAAAAGTAGATACAACATTACCGTCTGTAGAAAGTGTATCTAACAGATGGATTACAGAAGAAACCGATAGTTTTTATTATAACATAGACAAAAATGATCGTTAAATTATTCGATATACAGAATCACAAAGTGATTCCTACAGAACACTGCTATACTTTAAGTACGCTAAAGAACATTATGGATAAGTATCCGGAACAGCACTTAAAGATTTATGAGTATTTATTCTATATGACATGTCCCAACCCTGACTTAAATCCTTTCTTTTATATTGAGGATATTCATAAAGAAGACCTTATCTTAGCTGAAATTGAAGCAGACTTTAGTCCAGAGGATGATTATATCCCAGGCGCATTACAGTTCTGCAAGAAGCTATATGAAACACCAACGTCGAGAGCTTACAACGGTATCAAGAAGATGCTTGATAATCTTGCGACATATATGGAAAAAACCCAAATAACAGATGGAAGAGATGGAAACATTACAGCACTTGTCAACGCCGCGTCAAAGTACCAGCAAATCCGGGAAAGCTACAAAGGCGCGTATAAAGACCTCCAGGAAGAGCAGACGAGCCATGTCCGCGGAGGAGCCGGGCTTGCATATGACCAAATGTAGCCATCTATATGATTACTTTTTACACTATAACATCTATACTGAGAAGTGGTACGCTGTTAAACGTGAAGATGTAGAATCATACATGAACGGAGATTTAAAACCTAGAGGGTTTAAAGAACTTAAAGATCTCCTACATACACTAAAGAAAAGACATGTTAAAAACTAACGATATACAAATTCCTACTTACGAGAACGGAGCGTGGACAGTATCTATATTTGATACTCGAGACGACTTTAAGAGTTTTGTATTATCGATTTTTAAAGAGCCAGGTAAATATAATTTTACTGAGGTTAGTACGATGTTTAATGAACAAGCACGTTTATTTAATGAACGCGGTTTCTATTGCGCATCTCCTCAAGGAACTAAAGACTTTATTATTTACTGGAATGACCAGAAAAATAAATGTCGTGTAGGAGCTATATATAAGGACGGAGAAGATGTATGGTATATACCACGTGACTATTATATGTGGCTTAACTTCTTACCTATCTTTAATAAGGAGACCCAGAAGTTTGGTTTTGCTGATGTCAGAGATGCTCAGTATCATATGGCTCTCTACGAATGTCTAGCAGAATTACATTATAGACACGTAGCTATTCTAAAGAAACGTCAGATTGCCTCATCATACTACCATGCTGGTAAGTTAATTAATCAGATCTGGTTTGAAGAAGGGGTTACTCTTAAGATGGGTGCTAGTCTTAAAGACTATATTAACGAGAAAGGTACTTGGAAATTCTTAAATGAATATGAGGCTTTCTTAAATCAACATACAGCTTGGTATCGCCCAATGAACCCTAATAAGGTTATGATGTGGCAG